AAGGTCAAAGAAGAATGTTTGCCCATACTTTAGTTCTAGGCCTATCAAAGACCATGAACCCATAACATCAAACATTTGAATACCTATCAACGTATTGAATATTACAAACTGCACCGTGCTTGCTGCATCAATACCAATACGAAATGTGAATATGCGCTCTGAACTATTAGGAAAGTTTTGAAGGATTGTTGCAAAAGCTAATCCGGGTATCACAATACCATCGACAATCAAACCTACTTGAATCGGTATTTCGGCATTACCCGCTAATGATGGTGATAGTTGTAAGACTGCTTGAAAGGTATAGTATCCTTCCGATGGTGTAGTATATGTAAAGGTTGCAGGATTGTAATCACCACCATTGTCAAAGATTTCCGTATCGGCTTCTAAAACAAAATAAGCACTTGTGACGTTTACCGTCATAGGTGTACTCGTTTCTGCTTGAAAAAGCAAATCATTAAACGAATCACTTGCTACTGGTCTTTGACTATTAAGCCAAGGCATGTGGTACTCGGACATAATACCTTGCAACGTACCTGCTTCCAACTCAAAACCCGCATCAGTAATTATTTCTTCAAACAGATAACTCCATTCAAGTGCAGGTGTAAAATCAGCCGCGTAGATTGGGCTTGTATTGCTATCAATCGGGCGTGTGCCTTGCTGATTGCCTGCACTCCATAACTGACCACGCTCTAATAATGTCCACACACCCGGTATGAAACTACCAAAGATGTTATCATAGACCATGTTTTGATTTAGGTTAGGCAGGTCGGTAATATCCTTGAGCTTTTTTTCACCGATGTTACGCACCAAATCAGGCGTTTCAGCATAGAACGCTAACTCTACTTCATTGATGCGGTTGTTCTGCTTGTATACCTTACGCGCTCGCACATAACCGAATGAGATAGGCAAAGTGTCCACACGTATTTCAGCAGGTAACTTGTAGTGAAAGAAGTTCATATCACCCGCGCTCACATTCACATCGAATAACGCACCAACTGCGAGTTGGTTTGTGTCGCTGAATGGCACTCTAAACTCACGTGTGAATGCACCCTGTGACGTAAAGTTGTTTAAGTCTTGGAATCTCCAGTTCTGCGATATGCTTTCATTGACAAACAAGTCAAGATAGTACTCCTTAGTTACATCGTACAAGAAGTAGCCGCCTGCTGCTAAGGTAAAATCAAAGTTGAAAGGATTTGTATTGAGAAAGTTCAAGCGGGTAAATCCGGGGCTTGGAGAATTTTGTACAATAGAATCAACTTCGCAAGCTTGCGTATCACCATTAGCATTGATAAGCGTTAGCGTTTTGCCATCCAACTCAAGCTCTTCAGGAAAGCTTTCTATAATCAAACGCCATGAGCCAACACTACCATAGATGGCTGTGTTGCTTTGGCTTGTTAGCGTAAGCGTTTGAACTGGTCTTACTATTAATTGTACTTCTCCGTTCATGCGTTATGTCCAGTATTCGTTTGCTACTTTAAATTTGATTGTCACGTTATATAGCTTGCCATCACGTATCTTCTTTTCAACATAGCTCGTATCTTCCATGTTTACAGGTATCTCAATGGCCTTGCCTTGGTCTGTGCTTAACCATGTGACCTGATTACTTACCATCATTGAACGCAATAGGGCAAATTCAGCCTCAGTAATATAGTCACTTGTTGCAGTTATGACCTGCTCAACAAGATTGCGTCTATCTGTTTTGCCACGATCATTAGTGCTGAATATTGTTGGCCCTCCATTGAACAACACTTTGCGGTATGGCTTGCGTTGTATTTCGTTTGATACCTCTGACTTCTTTGTAAAGTTGAAGTAATCCCAACCGCCGCGACTGTTAACCCATCCTAATCTAATCTTATCCCACCAACAATCCGATTGACCGTATGCCTTTGCATTGTAAAAGATATACGATTCACTTGCAGTAACATTTGAAGATGTAAATAATTTTACTTCATAAAATCTCCAGTTAGGAAAGAGTGAAGGTTTTACTGTCAATCCTGTCCAATCATTAAGGTTAGCAGGATATACTGGTAAGGCTTCTATGTCATATGCATTTAAATTAATCGTCTGTGCAGTTGGTGCGCCTGCACTTGAGTAAATAGTAATTGTAAATTTATCCGCTGCGTTATTGCTCAAATAGGAATCGTTACCAGGTATGCACAACACACCGTAATCAGTTTCAAAAGATGGTATGAATACATTGCTTGTACCAATACCCCAAGTAGATGCAAATGCAAAATTGTTAGTGCCTACAATACGGTCACTCATTGCGTATGATGTGGCATTTGTCAAGGAATACTTGACAGCTGAATTACCGCTTTCAGGTGATGGCTTGTAGCCGTCCTTTACTTGATAGTAGCCATTGATAATTATACCGTCTACACCATTAACCTCGCTCCCTTCATTTTGGGTTAGCACTCCATTGACTATCCACCATTCACTAAGTGTAAAATCATATGTGATTTTGCTCGCATCGTTTTGCGTATTGTCAGTATCAAGGTGGTAATTAAGTGGCTCGCTGTTGCGCATATCATTGACTAGTGATTGCATGTCGAAATACAACCGTGTATCAGGTGCAGGAGCTACAAAGAAATTGTATGGAGTACCCTGTAAAATGATTTGCACGCCATAACGAAAACCCGGCTGTGCTGTTGCATCACTTATTGCAACGATCATTAGCTTCTGCCCACGTACTGCCCACTCATATGGTTGGTCGTTAATTGTTATTGCCATTATCTTTTATTTAATAGTAGTCTTTGTTCTATTCCTTTGATGTATCCTTCCATCAACTTGTCTTTGTATTCGTCCCATGTATCATCTATGGCTTCGCCGTAATAGTTGATGCCTTGTATACCATTCTTGCCTATGCTTTGAGCTATGGCATATGCCGCACTTTTTATGCGGCTCTCTGTGGTCTTAACAAATTGCCCTTGATTGTTGCGTAGTTTGAAGCCACCTATCTTTATCTTAAGACGTATCCAGTTTTCAATGTATTCAGAACGTGGCGCACGCGCACCGGGTCTTCTGCCAAACTCAATTACATCCGCATACTTGCCCGCTTCATCATTGCTTACGGTAAAGTCAATAGTGGGTTTGTTGTAGCGTATATTGATTTTGTAGTATAGTGATCGTAATAGGTTACCACTTGCAACACGGTTGACCATCTTACCGCGCACGCGTCTTTTGATACGCAGGTTAGATTGCGCACGCTCCACTACTGCAAGCGCATACTCGTTTAGTATTTCTTCAAACTCATCAGCCATTATTTTAATGTCAGATTTAGCATTGATGCAGCAATAATGTAAGCTTCATTATTCGAGTCGCCACTACTACCCCAGTCGATGTAGGTTTGCCCATCAAATATTACTTGCCCATCGTAGATGTTGCGCCCATCTATATCGCACAGGGAATACACTAGTGCAGCCGTTGCAGTCAAGTCATCATAGCTAATGTATAGCTTCATGCATACGGCTGTTTTCGTTTCGCCGTTGCTCCATATGTCCAAAGGTTGAATTTCTCTCATAATTATATTTTTTCAAGTTGAATGTGTGTTGCGTTGCCATAAACGGTAGCCGTTTGACCATTGCTTGATGTTACAAAAGCGGGTGTTAGGTTGCCTGAGTTTACGCCTGTGCTTATAAATATCTCAATAACTGCGAGACCGATTTGATTGACTGCCTGATTAAGTCGGTTAGTCAAACCCGTTCCGCTCGTTGCTGCTTGCCATTGCATAAACTGACCACCAACAGCAGCACTTGATATTTGCCCTACGTTCATAGTGCTTCCGCTAGGGAAAGTAAAGAGCAAACTAAATCCTGTTGTGGTGGTAAAGCCCGATGATACAACAAGCCTTCCTATATAAGTACTGTTTGCTTCAAGTGCAAGTGCGCAACCTGTGATGTTCGTGTTAGCTGATGTGTTGTTATTCGTAAGGTTTGTTGCTTGCACACCACGTAACAAACCAAGTTCACTTTTTAAAGTAGCAAGTGATATAGCACTTACCGTATTGTCTGCATTAATGCGTACGTAGCGTATAGCAGATGGGTTAGCAAGTGTTGCAAGGTTAGTACCTACCGTAGTAAGTCCGATGCTATCTTGCTTACCATTGAATGTAGACCAATCTGCGCTACTCAATGCACCACGATTTGCCGCACTTGCCGTTGGTAGGTTAAATGTGTGTGTACTACCTGTGCTGCTAATAGCAAAATCAGTCCCGGCTGTGCCTGTTGCAAGGTTTTGCACTTGCGAGGTAAGACCATTGATTGCATTGATGCCGGTGCTAAGTGTTGTAATTACTTGACACAAATGCGAATTTTCAGTATGCAACACCAAAGTGCGGCCCGATGTAGTAACAAACACACGCAAAGCCAATCTATCGGTTAAAGTCATAACCGTTGCTGGTACTGCGAGCGCCGTAAAGTATGCGTCTATAACAGTACCTTGTGTAATTCCTTCGGGTGTTGCTACATCGGTAGCCAATAGCGTGAATGTGCTGCCATCGTACTTGTACAATTCAACATAGAATGAAGGTGAACCGCCACCCGATGAAGCACTAAAATAAAGTTCAAGGTTGAAGTTTCCACCCGGCACTAACAACACATTTGGATCATTAGCATCCGTGATGAATTGTGCAATCAATCCATTGCCCTGAGCATTTGTTCGCGTGAAATCCGTTCCCGCTCCGAATACAGCCGTCTTACTCATTTGATAGTAAGTGCTGCCGCCTATTGTACCTTGATTGATTGAGCCGTTAAGGTAGTAGCTAACCGATGAACCGCCTCCGCCTGTCGTAGGGAAGTTGGCTAATTGTCCATCACCACGCACGTATTGCGTCGCGAGACCTGCACCTGTGATAGCAAGTGTTCCTGCTGTGGTTATTGGTGAACCTGTAACATTGAATGCGGAAGGTACGGTAAGAGCAACTGATGTAACTGTACCACCTGTTGACGGTGTGCTATTAACCCATTCTGTCCCATTGTAAGATAGCACCTGCCCATTAGTAGGTGAAGGTGCATTAACATCCGATAGGCTATCAAGTGTAGTTGGTATGGTTGGTTTGTTGAGAATCTCAGCCACACCACTAACCGCATTCCAATCTGAGTTTACCTGTGCAGCAGGTATGGTAGGCTTATTCAATATTTGATAATCACCACTTGACGCATTCCAATCTACAGGGGATTGACGCAACCTGTAACCTACGCTTACAAGTGTCCAGTACGTAGGGTTGCTAGGATTGATGGCATCATTGTTCGCAATGCACCTGTACACACTTCCGTTATACCACACCCTATCACCTATTTGATACGAGTTGCCAAGTGCGGTTATATGGTTTACGTTGTATTCAGTAGATACAAATTCACCACCACCACCACCACCACCCGAAGCATCAATGGTCACGCTGCCATCACCATTGTCTGTAATGGTCACGTTGGTGCCTTCTACTAGGTCGAGTATGTTTTGCACCGCATTATCTACACCATTAGTGCGAAGTGTGATGCCATAGCCCGTGCCGCTGCCGCCGCTACCTGATGCACCACCAACCGACCATATTGCGGGAATGTCACACGCACTCCAGTCCCATGGCACTTCGAGCTGCAATGAGAAAGTAACACCCGTCAAGGTGTTCTTGTATTCCTCCATGAATGGCTCAATGGTAGGATTAGTCACTAACTGCACATCGAATCCAAACAACACCAAACCATTCTTCACTTCAGCTATTAAGTCCTGCGCTAATCGTACACAGTCGCTTATCACTTCGCGTTGGTATTCAGCTTTAAGTTCTTTGTCACGGGGTATATCTGCAAATATGATTTGGAAATCAAACTGCATGCCCCCATCTACCGGGCTGATGTTGTTAGGCACCACATGCATGAACGGGTATTGTTCATCTTGATCCATATCAGCCAAATCAATTTGACCGTGCGTAAATCGTTTAATCAAAAAGTGACCTGCAGCAAATGCTTCAAGTCGGTTGATTAGTACGTTATAGCTGTAATTGTAACTATTCATTATCTGCTATGTTTTCTCATTTCTACTTTTTGCACATATGCAAAATCGGCTAAGTACGTTAGGTGTGTGAACACTTCCATCACACCACGCTCTGTTACCATATCAAACTTTGTAACGTCTCTATCAGCAAGCACTTCTATGATGTGAAACCAACCGTACACGGCTAAGCCGTCTGGGGTTGTTCCTTCATCTCCTTCACTATCTCCGTTATCTCCTTTGCTAAATAATCTAGGGAACTGTTGTACAGTTCGGCTTCTAAATTCGAAAAAAAAACAAGCACGTTCATCACATGGTCAAGTGTCAACTGCAACACTTCATTCTCGTACTTGCGTTTTGCGTTAGGGTTATATGCTTCTATATCGTAGTACTTACCGAACTTAGCTTTAATCGGTCGGTATAGTATGCACATCATTTTGAATGCTGCTTCACCGTTTATCTTACCATCTTTCCATACGCCCGCACAGTTAGAATCCAGGTCGATGTATTCACCAAAGGTCAACTCATTAAGGTTAGGCACAAAGCCTAACTCAATAGCACCAACCCGCACTTTGCGTTCGAAGTCATTACTACCTAGCTTAATGGCTGCTTCAAATCTCATTATGATATCATCTATCACATTTGATTGAAGTAGTCTTATGCTATCCGTACTCTTACCAGTTATGACGCGCACCTGTTCAAGCTTATCGACCGCGTTTTGATAGTCGATGTACTTGGCTAAGGTCACGCCCTTTGCGTTTGCTGCTATGCTGAACTTAAGTTTCATGCTCTTTGTATTGTAGTTTTTGTGTGGGTTTTGTTACAGATCGCTGTGGACTTGAATGATAACAGGTGCTTTCTCATCACCGCTATGTGTGATGCGTGCCTGTTTTGGTTTGAAGTATTCGAGTAAGGCTGTGTAGTGTTTGATGTATTCTTCATCCTCCATATCATTCATAATGCGCATGCACTTGGCTGCACCCTCCTGCACAAACCATTCACCTAACTCATTCCACATTTTAGTCTTTTCACTTACTGCACCTTTCGGTTTTAAACCACCGTGACCAGGTAGTAGGTGGCCTTTCTCGTTTCTTTTCTTTTCCATAACTTTCGATAAGATATTGAGTCTTACTGTTTTCCTTGTTTATGTTCGTTAAGTTTACCTAGCTGCCTTCTGAACTCACTAATCAGGTCACGTATACATGAAGCGCATTGACTTGGCTGCTCATGTTTCTTTGTAACCTTACCTAGCCAGTAGTAAAGAAGGGCCGTATCTTCTTGGCTTATCTTAGGCGCACCGTTTATGCGCTGTATAAACTCATCTAGCTTTTGTATTTCGGTTTCACTCCAGTCTAATGCGTTCCACTTACGTGCCGGGCATGAAGTAAACCTATACTTTACCTTGTGATGCATGAAGCACCCGCAAAGTTTTATCTTTTCTTTGTAGTATGTAACCTCGTTTTCTTCAGGCATAACCGTGCCACCTATCAAAGGTGTGCCACAGGTTGACCATTGACTATTGAACCATTTACATTTCTTGCAAATCTCAAGCCTCTCGCGTTGGATTGCTGGGGTTACGTTGAAGTTGAACATATGTGCGTATTCTTTTTAATGCTCTGTGTATTGATAGGCGAAGGTAGGCATTTGGTATACCTGTTTCTGCGCTTAGTTTTTGGTAATTGAAATCAGGTTTGGAGTATAGACGCAATAAGATGGCATCGTGTTCATTCAAGCGATCAATAGCATTAAATAAAAACTCACCATCTACAAAGGAACCTAGCCAGGTCTCATCTTGTTTGGTATCATCTACTCCTTTATCTGTGATGAGCTCGTAGTATTTACGGTAGCGCATAGCGTAGTCACTTCTATTGCTATGCCACGATAGCCACAAAGCACGATCTACATACTGCCTTACCTTACCACGGCAAACAATATCTACTACATCCTGTTCGGGCCTATCCAGTAACCGGGTAAGGACTTCATGCACGAGGTCTTTTGCCCGTGTTTTATCGTGTGTCAACCCTGTAGCCTTGTTAATCCACGAATTGTAATGCCTTGATATTTCACTACTTACACAATTATCCAAAAATATTTATGAAATTATTTGCAGTATCAATATTCCTGTATATATTTGCAGAGTCAAACAAAGATAACGCAAAACAATAAGCATTATGAACGAATCAGAATTTTACTACGAGGATGACACTTGCATCCATTGCGACTACACAGTTAACTACTATGATGAAGTCAAAGAAGAAGCTACCAAACTTTTTGAAAAACACAATGAAGGTTTGGAAGGTGATGACATGGCTTGTCATTGGGACTGCTTTATAGAAGAAGCTATCTCATTTGTAGTATATCAATACGCTAGCGTTCGCACTACATGCGATTGCTGCTACGATAATGAAAATTAAATCAATTAATACAATGAAAAAGACAATCGAAGTACAACAAGTAGCCCCTACGGTAGTGGGGACTACTAATGTAACCCTGCCACACTATTACGTGTGTGGCACTTATCAAAAAAACTACTGTTGCATCACAGAGCAATTAGTACTTATTCAGATTCGTATGAATAGCGTGTATGCTAATGTAGATACTTGCAAGTATGAAGATGCCGAAGAAGTATCTGCACGCTTAGAAAAGGACATGCGTGAGCGTTTGTATGAGCCTGTTGACGCGGCTGTATTTCAACACAAGTTTAGCGAGATACAACGTGAGATTTTCTACATGGCTAATCCACAACTTAAACCGATTTCATGAAGCAGCAAAGATTCAATGAACTAGTTGTACGCACGGTGGGCAGTAAGGCTGCCCTCCTGCGTGCGATGCAAAGAAACAACACACCCGTAAACGAAAGGACGTTTTACAACTGGATGCGTGATGTGCGAGTGATACAACTATCACAACTAATCAACATGAGTAAGGCAATGGATGTCCCGGTGTGTGAGCTAATCAATTCTATTAACGTAAAACATGAAGGTGATGAATAAGCTACCCACACAAAAACAGGTTAACTACCTGCGCAAAGCTTTAAACAAGCATTCAATCAAACAGATCCAAATTGATTTAGGCGTGCCTGAAAAGACCGTACACGAATGGATGATGGTAATCTTCAACAATCGACTAGCATCTACTAAGTGGCGGCACATAAAGCAGGAGCTAGACTTCTATGATGCCAATACTGATGAACTAATGAGCGCAAATGAGTACAATGTAGGCGGTCACTTTCGGGAAACTGAAAAACCAAAGCGCATTTATTCACCCGCGCGTATGTTTTACCTAGTGACTATCAATCACAACTACTCGTATGTTGTAAAATTTACCGAACCTGTGCCATTAACTAGCATCCAGTACAGCAAAACAACGACACAATGTGATTATGAAGTGCAGCCATTAGGACATTGGGAGTATGGCGAACTACGTGACACGCTGCCAGCAGTATCTATTGATGCACAATACGACTATGTAGGCTTATTTTGGTACACCTTTAAAATTATGTTACATGAAGCATGAAGAAAGTAAGATACAACAACGCTGTGTTGAATGGTTTCGCTACTCATTCCCCCGCGTTTTAATCGCTTCCTTTCCCAATGGTGTGTACATAGGTGGTACACCTGTACAAAGAGCGCGTAGATGGAACCTATTGAAAGCAGAAGGAGCCATGCCCGGTATGCCTGATTTAATGATCTGCATGAGCAACGGGCCACACCACGCGCTATTTATTGAAATGAAAACCGAAAAGGGTAAACTATCGGACACACAAAAAATCGTACACGCACAGCTTATCAATGCAGGATATGCAGTCAAGGTGTGCAGGTCATTTGAAGAATTCACACAAACAATTAAAACTTATTTAGAGCAATGAGCAAGACCAAAGAGAAGTATATGAACGCGATGCTATACGCATGCGCACAACCTGAATTTCACTCACGTGAATTTTCAAAAGCTTTTAAGATTAGTCACAACGTAATCACAGCCATGCATGAATTGGGTTTGATTCAGAAGGTAGGCAATGGTAAATACTATTGGGTTATAAGGCGTGAACCTTTAGCATCCGATGTAGTGGCTATACGCAAGCGATTAGCCGCATATAATACAACGGCAAGACAAAGCAATGGACAACTAAAGCTTACACCTATACGCAAAGCCCCGGTATCGACACCTGAACCTATCGTAAAGGAAGCAGAATGCGACACAAGCAACAGCAAGATGATGTTGATACTGGCTGTTGGTGCCATGGTAGGCTTTATAATCGCTACAATTATTTGGAAGTAAGTATAGTTTGACTATATTTGCAATGCTACTCAGTATGAAAAACATTTCAAATCCCACCATTACCGCATTGCCATAAGCACAACCGTGCGCTGGGTAGCCTTTGTGTGTAGTGGTGGGTATTTACTTTCATGGAAAATTACTCAGGTATTTCATTTGTCACTATTGACAAAGACAGCAGCATAGCTTCATCAATGTTTGTACATCCGAAGGATACAGATATTGTTATGCAGATTCAAAAACACAATAATGATGGCACATTGTCCAAGTGTACCATTATACTCAACATCGGTCAGCAGTTAGAATTATTCGAGTATTTAAGCAATATGTTTAATAAATGAAAACGACTAATGGCTATTCATATTCACGGGCATGGTTTGACTACGCCTTTGAACACCCGGAACATGTTACTGCTTCGCATGGCATCTTGTACCTATGGCTTGTTGAAATAAACAACCGATTAGGTTGGGTAGATGTATTTCAAATCACAGCCAGTGAATGCATGCAAGGTATGGGATGTAAAAGCTATAACACATACAAGAAGTGTTTTGACCAACTGATTGAATGGGGGTTTGTTAAGGTGGTAAAGAAGGCAGTCAATCAACACCAATGCAACATAGTTGCTCTATCAAAATTTGACAAAGCAAGTAACAAAGCACTTGATAAAGCATTGATGAAGCACTTGACAAAGCAAAGTGAAAGCACAGTACAAAGCAATGTTGAAAGCAACTGCGACATTCATAAACAAGTAAACAATAAACCACAAACCATAAACAATAAACGGGGTGTTTTCACACCACCATCAGAAAATGATATTTATAATTTGATGGGTGAGTTGAATATGAAATCGGGTAAATGGACTGAAGCAAAAATTATAACCGAATCAAAGAATTGTTTTGACCACTACACAAGCACCGGGTGGAAAACATCGGGCGGGGCAAAAATTGTTTCGTGGGAATCAACCGTGCGCAAATGGATGAACAACGCATTTAAATTTGAACAAAATAAAAAACCAAATAACAATGAACGAGAGAAAAGAAATAGCGAACTTGAAGAGTTCCGTAAGCAATACCGAAGTGCAATTGCACGAGATTTTGGCACTGAAAACATCACCAACCCTAGCTGAAATTCGCAAGAATAAAAATCAGCAAGCAACGGTGAACATCATGGTGGCAATGATGGATATGTGCCAACAATACTTTAACCTTCAGCAACCAATGAACGCACAACAACTTGCACTTACTGCCGAGTTAATGCTTGAAGATTACTACTACCTGCGAGTTGATGAACTGCAAGTTTGTTTTCGCATGGCAATGAAGGGTGAATTTGGCCCGGTGTATAATCGAATTGATGGACAGATATTCTTTGAATGGATACGCAAGTTTATGACCAAAAGACAAGCGATCAGTGAGCGCATTAATTTGGAAAAGCAAAGCAACAACAACATATACGAAATGTTCCAACACCCGCAGGTTGTGGATGCTATCCAACAGGCAGCAGATAAGTTGAAGATACATGAAGCCCCGGCACAGGAAGCAAAGCGCAGCAATCCACCACAGATTGAAATAGCTTTGATGCGTGAGTACGATGACCTGCCAACGTGGGATAATGACATGCGCTTTCGTGTATACAAGAACAGACCTTACCAGTTCACAGAGTACAGGCAGGAGCGTTATAAGGAACTAATCGAAAATCAAAATGAATACTGATGAAGTACGATCAACATAAAGAAGTTGAGTTATTACGCAAGTTGTTTGTGCTAACTGCTAAGCGCAGTATGCGTCCATCAATGACCGATAATATTGCAATGCGTCTTATCTTTGAGGAATTACATTTGTTAACCGACAAAGATGAATATAAGCTATGACAATAGGTGAATTGTGGGATAAGCTTGCACAGTATTCCGATGATACAGAAGTGTACATCGGTTACATCGAAGGCCATAGTATCCAACAATTAGACTTCAATATAGTTGAAACTACAGAACTGGGTGGTAAGATTACCATATCACTCATGTACGAAGATATTAACGTAATCAATAATTAAACACAATGAGTAACTATCAAATGCAAGAGGGTCAGTTTACCCTATTCAAGAACAACAACGTGGCTAACAACGGGCCACAGTACACAGGTGAAATCATGGTCAATGGTAAGAAGATGCGCTTAGCTGCATGGGTAAAGGAAGGCAAGCAAGGAAAGTTTCTTAGTGGTAAGATAAGTGAACCACGTGAACAATCTGCTTCCCAACATCAGGAAAAAGATGCGGATGATTTGTTCTAATGATTGAGTACCTACCGAAACAAAATGAAGCACTACGCGTACTGGGTAATTCACACCCGGCACGTGTGGTGCTATTCGGTGGTGCGGCAGGAGGTAGTAAGTCATTCATCGGATGTGCATGGCAAATAAGCCGCAGGTTCAAGTATCCGGGTACACGTGGGTTGATAGGTCGAAGCAAGTTGGATACGTTAAAGAAGACCACACTCAAGACTTTCTTTGAAGTAGCGCACATGTTAGGTTTAGCACCTAATGAACACTACACAATCAACAATCAAACGCACGTTATAACATTCAGCAATGGTAGCGAGATAATACTCAAAGACCTTTTTGCATACCCATCAGATGCAGAATTCCATAGCTTAGGCGGGTTGGAATTAACAGATGCCTACGTAGACGAGGCGGCACAGGTTAGCAAACGAGCAATAGATATACTTCAGTCCCGCATTCGTTTTAAGCTACGCGAATATGACTTACCACCAAAGATGCTGCTCACTTGCAATCCGTCCAAAGGATGGCTGTATAATGAGTTCTACGCACCGCATAAGATGGACAACCTGCCACAGCATCTTGCATTCATTCCATCGCTGCCAACAGACAACCCACACCTACCTGAAAGCTATCTTGAAACGCTAGAACGTTTGCCCGAAATAGATAGGCGAAGGCTGTTACACGGTGACTGGGAATACGATGAATCCGTAGACAATCTTTACCAATACGATGATTTGGTGCGCTGCTTCCGGGATGAAGAAAGCAAAGGAGATAAATACATAAGTGCAGATATTGCACGACTAGGAAAAGACCGTAGCGTCATATGCGTATGGCATGGTTTGCAGTTAATGGAAATACACGAGCTGCGTAAGCAACCAATAACAACTGTTGTCGCTACCATTCGCCAACTATGCGACAGGCATAGCATCAAACTAAGCAATGTGATCTGTGATGAAGATGGGGTAGGAGGGGGTGCGGTTGATGCGCTCCGTTGCAGGGGATTCCTTAATGGTGGGCGTGCTAAGCAAGCAGATAAGTTCACTAACCAAAAGGCTGAATGTTACTTTAAACTCGCAGAACTCATTGAGCAGAACAAAGTAATCTTCAAAGTGAATCAGTTTCGGGATGTGATAGTGCAAGAACTGGATATGATACGCCGCAGGCAACCCGAAGCAGACGGCAAACTTGCTGTGATAAGCAAAGAAGAAATAGCACGCATGCACGGTAAGTCTCCTGATTATGCTGATGCCATAATGATGCGTATGTACTTCGAACTATTCCCGAATTACGGCAGCTATTCGTGGGCGTAGTGTACCCTTGAAGGTATAAACAAGAGTAATTTTGTTGCATTTATACCCTCGTGTGTACCCGATGGGTGATAAAAGTCACAAATCTTCGAATATTTGTACCCTATAAGGGACAATTTTTACCTATGTAACCCGCGTCATTGCTACATTTTAACATTCTTTAACAATTTTGTTCTTGCTACTGTAAATAATTGCAGTACATTTGACCCATCAAACAACAACAAAAACACAAAGCAATGACACAGACAATCACAACCACCACACTTCGTAACAAAACAATTGTACTTGCAACAACAGACAAACACGGTTATACTGGAGCAGCAACTTACATGAATGATACGCAAGCGGTTAAGAAAGTTATGGCTTTAAAAAGTCAAAACATTAATTGTTCAATATATCAACCATGGGGCAGCCGTGTAATATTCATCCAAATTTTTTAAATCAAACGAGGGGTGCGGCTCATCAACGCACATTAACTTCTAAAAATCAAAACTATGAAAGCAAGCAAAGTCATTAAGTACATCGTGTACACCGCAATCGTTTTAGCAATTCTTAACTATTGTCAAGAGTTAAATGATTGCCTTATGCGCTATTAATTTGTATCTTTAAATCCAAATCAATAATAACATGAACTTTCACAAAGACAATCTAGAAGCATTGCAGAAGTTTCAGCAGATGCTCAATGCAGAACCTGATGAACTGGGTATTGAATCAACACCCGATAAGAAAGCACGCACGCTAGTCATTAGCCACGTAGAAACTACACTCGATGAATTATTCTTTGGACATTGGCGTACTGAGAATTTCAAGTGGGCGGTATTAGCTAATGAAGTGCAGGCATCAATGGATTTAGTGGTGATACATCCCATCAGCGGATATGAATTAAGGCGTACAGGGGCGGCATCTGTCATCATTATGGTGGATAAAGTGCCGGATAATGTAACGGGGAGCGATCGCAATAGATGGGCATTAAACCCCGATAATAAAAAAGCTAATGCAATGGACTTAGCATTTGGTAAACTCAAAGCAGAGTGCCTTAAAAACGCTGCATTGTCATTAGGTAAAGTGTTTGGTCGTGACCTTAACCGCAAGAATAAGGATACCTACAAGCCATTCAAGTTGAAGGGTGCGCTAGGCAGGGGGCATGAGCAGGATGTGCAGTATGTGCGTGAACTTATCGCAGCTTCAACCGACCTCATGCAGCTGCACAAAATCTTCAAAGCCTGCAGCCCTGAGGTACTTGCCGAGGTAGCTGACGAAATCAATAACAAAAAGCAACAGTTCGGAATTTCCGAATAGTTGTATATTTGACCATCAATCAATATAACATGAACAACACACTATTCAGAGCGTCACAACTTGGTAAGTTGATGACCGATGCTAGGACTAAATCAGGACTTAGCGAAACCACAAAGAGCGCACTTCTTGAAGTCTACATCCAACACAAGTACAATCGCTACAAAGAGATAAGCAACAAGTACATTGAGAAAGGTCTAGCCGTAGAGAATGATGCCATTGATATGTGGCGCAGGTTACGCGGTGAAATCGTATTCAAGAATGAAGAGATGTTTGTCAATGAGTACATCAAAGGCACACCCGATTTACTTATCAAAGATGATGAAACAGGACTGGTTGTAAACGTGCCTGATATCAAAAGCAGTTGGGATATACACACCTTCATGGATGCAAAGCAGAATGATATAAGCAAAGATTACTACTGGCAGGGGCAAGCATATTGTTGGCTCACGGGCGCACCGCGTGCTACGTTTTGCTATGTGCTAGTAAGCGCACCCATCGAAATGATTAACGATGAAAAGTACCGCCTATCGCGCAGACTAAATCTTATTGATCCACAAGGTGACCCTGTATTTTTAAAGAAGGCAAAGAGCATAGAACGTAACATGATATACGATATGCCACGTTTTGTTCGCGAATACCCGGATGCAAACCTGGAAACACCACGCGATGAATGGGCGTTTGATATACCCATTGCTGAACGCATCCATGAAAAGGTTGTGGAGTTTGATGAAGCAGCAATCGCAAAGCTTCAGGAGCGTGTACCAATGTGGCGTGAATACCTTAATACCTTAGCATTATGAGCGAATTAACATTACTACAAAAGGCAATGCGAATTGTCGAAGAACATGAACCAAGTTTGTTTGATGTTCACACCAATAAGGGTAGGGATTTTATTCGTGCCATGTCTGAATTACTTAATGTGGAACGTGAGCAAATGAAAGCACCGCAATGCAAAGCAGGTGAAGGCACAACAGTAATAGTTGATTTAGTAACAGGTAAAACATACAAGCCACAATGAACGCACTTTGTACACTAATCATTTGGGGGGGCATGCACTATGCAACCCCTGCATGGATGGAAAAACAGATTCCCGCTTGGATGTGGTCACGCTATGAAATACACATAGCACCATATGGTACTAAGCTATCCAGTATCGCAAACGTAGACCCGAAGACAACTGCACTCATAGGATTTAGCGCAGGAGGTTTGGATGTGCTGCGTAACTACTCACAAGATTACGCAATGGTCGTACTGCTTGATCCATCAACTCGCATGGATTATGCAAAGATTGCATATACCACTAACACCTACATGTTCTACAATCAATCCAACTGGGGCGGCACTAACAAGAGCATGGATGATGTAGCTAACCAAATCAATGCAACAGGTGGTAAGGCAGTAAGCATGAAGCTTAAGCACAACGAAATTCCCGCATACTTTTTTAATCACTTTAAAGGCGACTACTAATGAAAGCAAAAGACAAAGCATGGCAACTGTACTCGAACTATTTTGATATAGTCGAAGGCGAAAAGCAAGAAGGTAACTTAGTTGAGGTGCATATTAAAGCTTTGAACGCTGCGCTGTACTGCGTAGATGAAGCCATAGTAAATGCACCTACCGACATAGTCAATGACTTTGAAGGTACAGGTGAATACTACTCTGTAAAAGCCTACTACCAGCACGTAAAAAGTGAAATACTAAAACTGAAAGCACATGACAAGAAAACAACTGCAACAGTTTAGTGTTGATGAACTGCGAATGCTACGACATAGATACCTAGCAGATACTCCAAAAGGAAGCACTGAATGTTGCCGGGTGAATCGCATCATTCACCGAATCAATCAAGAAATAGATTTTCAAAAAACGTTTTTAATACATGAGTGAAACTAAAAAAGAAACCGCGCTGCGGACACTTAGCAAGTCATTACGCAAAAGATTCCAAGGCAAAACGGTTAACATATCTTGGATTGAACTGGATGCGTTTATGATGAAAGCGCAAACACGCGAATTGGAAAACATAGTTAACGCTTACAATGACGGGTATAAAGATGGTGAAACAGGAACACCAAACAGAACACAAAATGAAAGCAACACTAACATTTAACCTGCCTGATGATGCAGTAGAATACGAATACACTTTGAACGCTGCCCGGTATAAAGATGCACTTAGCGAGATTATGAGCATGATGCGCAAGAAGGATAAATGGAATGATTACGACGGCATGACTGCAGAAGTAGTCGCGCAGTTGTATGATGAGATGTGTGAAATCGTGGAAGGATTAGAATTAAACTAATGCGCTTTTTAATCCTCAGCAGCGGGCGCATCATTGCTGCACCTTGCGAAAGCCATGCTTCCAAAGAAACCTACCCAGTGCTTCACCTTCCGCATCAACCTTTTCCTCACTCCACTCAGGCTGAATGTGATGAAGGTATTCATGAATTAAGACAATGAAATAGCGCAGCGGTGGTAGTGTAGGGTCTATCTCAATCACATTATCACTATACAACCCATCCGCTTTTTCGCGTCCAAGTTTGCGCTGAATAACTTTAGGATGTGGTTTGCGTTTCATTATCTTTGCGACATAGTGTAGTGGTTCATTGCATTATTGTTTTTGTTATAAATTGATACAATCAGGCTCCAAACGTGGAGCCTTTTTGTTATCTAATCTTACCATTGACAATCCTGTAATTACTCACTTCAAAATCTCCAGTATCCATTACGCGCACATGTGCAAACCCATGATGGTGTTTGTTGATGGGCATGTAATCAGGGTGCAGCTCACATAGACAGGCCACGCTCCAACACGTTGTTATCTTGCCATTGATGTTAGGCTCTGTATGTTCACTTGCTTGGTGGTGGTGTCCACACAATGCGCTATCCTTTGCTCGCAAGAACAAACCGCGTGCAATGTTTACGGGACTAAATACCGATGCTCCCAGTTCATGACCATGTAATATGGTCAACTTGCCCGCGTGTATTATCTGCTTATCAGGAATAAATGTGATGTTGTACTTATCCAAGTGCATGAGTGATTCAAAGTTGAACTCATCCATCCCTAACAAATCAGGTGCATTGCGCATGATGTAGTGATCATAACGCACATCGTGATTACCGCACTTGTAATAGATGGCAGCATTCGGGAAAAGCTTGCGTAGCGTTTGCAAGAATTGCCTGGTCATTAGCACTTCATGCCCGAAGTTTCTTTTACGCGGGTCTTTCTCAAAGCGACTGATTGCATAGAAGTCTATGATATCACCATTAAGCAGGATAGTATTAACCTCATTCTCCAAACCATACTTCAATGCTAACGTCAATGCCTGTATGTTATGATACGGCACGTGTATATCCGAAAGCAGAAGTATGTTATTGTGATTAATTGGAAGCTTGAATGGTTTATAGTTCGCCTCCTGTGATGGTGGCAGGTCTAGCGGGTTGCTTTGTTCAGGCATCAACTCGTTTACCATATTGCCGAAGTCGGTAAAATGGTTTTCTAGTTTGCTTAAATTACCCTTTGCCTGCGGTTTAACGGGTGAATGTGGTGCAAGGTTATGTCTTTTGCGCCAACTGAAATACAATCGCTCAAATGAGCTGTATTGCATTTTAATTTGGTGCTTATTCATGGCAGCACGTAGCCGTGAAGCTATCGAGCCTGTGCCTTCATGAACTTCTTTGTAAACCTCAAAGTATTCACCTTGCATAGTAGTTATTTATTGCCCCTGATATACCCGGCTAACTCCGCAAGATTGGTGCTAATGGTCAAGTTCTGTGACGCTATCACATCAATCTTCTTTTCTAGCTTATCAATGGCTTTGTTCTGTTCTTCTTTCATGGTATTCAACTTAGTATTGAATTCATCTTTGGTGTCTTTAAGTGATTCTGCTAGCATAGTTACCTCGCGTTTATGATATGATTCTACTTTGCCAAGTGCGCTGGATACTTTGACCACATCGCGCTTTAATGCGTAGTACAAACCCGTTAAGGACACAGCACCACCAATGATTGTTATAATATCTCTCGGTTGAACATCCATTTCTATAAGATTACAAAGTATAAAGTTGAAACTGCAAGCGCACTAATACCTACTGACAGCACCACGTTGTGTGCTATTAGTCTACGGTTGCGCTTCTTAAGGTCTTTTATCTGTAGTTCTTTCTCCTGTGCTATTGCCTTCTCTATGCTTTGCTTGTTATCGTATATCTGTGCTAATGTCTCGTAACTGTTGGCCTGTATGCCTGTGATTTTAGAATAGTAATGCGTCTTGAGTTTTTCAAGTTGGTATAGTGAATCTATTTCCATGCTCGTTTGATACCAGTACATCATGCTAGTGTAATTCAGATTCATCAGTTGCACCTCGTAAGTCGTAAGTTTTGGAGTAAAATCCAGACTTGAGGAGGCTGTCGGATTTTTTGAGCGTTGCGCGAAACTGACGATCGGCAGTAGCATCATCAGAATTAAGAATTTGGTATACGTCATTTCGGTAGTATTGATTTGTTACATCTTGCAACTGAATAATCGTATCGCCGCGCATAGTTAAACTATCTATTTTGGCATACAAGTTATTTGCTATTGCGTTATTTTTTTCAATCGCACGGTATAATGAATCATTGATAGACTCTAGTCTGTCAACTGCAGGTGAAGGTGCAGGGGTATTGCAACTTTTAAACATGACAAACACTAGTAATGTAGTTACAACAACTGCACTAGCTATCAATATGCGCTTGTTTCTTATTGATTGTTCCATCTCGTTATGTGTATTGACTTGTTCAATGGTCTTATCTTAACTAGAACACCATCACCCCTGCGGCTATCTCTATCACCACGATCATTGGTGTTGCCTTCGATAGTGCGTACTGAATACTCGCTAATCTTATCTACTATTCCCGTATGTCCGATGGCCTTATACCTGTTTGTGTTTTTCCAATGACTATAGGACAATGTCATTACCAGTACATCACCCGGCTTATGCGATTGATAGAACCTACCATCAGTAAAGATTACATCCTTTTTGTTGTAGCACGTAGGTGACCACCCTGTGACCTTGGCCTCAACACCACACTCATGGAATATGGCACGCACAAAGAAAGCGCACCATTGATAGGTGGGCTTCCAACCTACTTCGCGCATGAGCCGTTCAAAGTAACGGTCATCAAAGCCCATATTGTTACCCCCTTTCTCCCTAACACCAACGTGTGCATAGGCTACAAGCCTTACACAATAACCGTCATTAGCGTGCGCAGTATGAATAGGAAGGCAGCAAAGTAAGCAAAGTACAACAGCAGATATAAAGAGATTTTTTGCCATGTAGTTAGTGACGTTTTAAGTTCTTCTTTGATGTCGCGTGAATAGATTTCCCGTTGCAATGAGCGGAAGTTGAAGCGTATACCCATAAACACAATGAAGTTGGCGAAGACCATGATAAGACCTGCCAGGATTACATACTGGATGTACTCTGTGCTTATCAATGCATCACCAAAATATTGGTAACTGAGTGTACCGCTTACACTAAAAATTAAGAAGGCAATCGGTATAGACCAAAAGCCGTCGAATAACTCTAGGTTGTAACGCAGCTTTTTAAGAGCCTCGTTATTTTGACTTGTTTTTGTCTGCTTCTTTGTTGCCATTGGTACGTAATTTAAATGAAAGCTCGCGTTCATAGCGTCTCAATCTTTCGGTGTATTCTTGCTTTAGTGTCTTCTTATCACTCATGGTATACGATTAATGATATTACGTGAGTAAGTAGGACGGAATGAAGTGGCCGTGTTGCCCGTGCTGAACTGATAGTTAAGAGTATTTGTCACATCCGTCCGTGGTGATCTATCAGGCCATGTAGCAGTTGAGTATTCCGGGAACAAACTTGAGTTAGCGCATAGGTAATCGACTAACAAGGTGGTGTAGTGTTCCGCGTTTTGCCTTGCACGGTCTATCATATCCTTCATCACAAGGTCACTTACCGCTACGGTGTCTTCGCTTTGGCGTTGTACTAGCGTGCCATTGTCCATACGATACGATAGGTTAGGCATAAGTTCCACCATAACCCACCACAGGAGCATCTTTTGAATGTAATCCTCAAGTAATACTTGATAGTTGCCCGATATTGTGTTAGCGGCTACATCTGCTTTAATCTTGTTTAACAAATCAGTTCCCAAAAATGGAAGCAGCCACTTATCCTGTGCAAGATATACGGCAGGATAGATAAGGTTAGGGTCAACACTACCATTTACGGTGGTGTACTTCTTGACAAAGTTTTCGGATATTAATAGTACTTCAGGCATAGTTGTGATTATTTGTTTGCGAATCTTGGATTATCAGGTAGGAAACCTTCATAAGGCATATCTCGTGGCTCCTGTGCTACCTTCGGATTGTTGCGCACTTTATACCCGGCTTTCTTCACTCGCACATCCATGGCTTCGCGTATATCTGGATTAGTTAGATCTAAACCAAAACCTTTTGCACTAGCAAAGGTCATCTTCCTCCACACGTGGCCACATGCCCCTCCGCCCTTGTACAACCACACCGAATATTTATCAGCCCCTCGCGGCCCCCATCCCTCATTGACTATTTGCTTGCCCATTTGCATGATATCTTCTTTGCGATATAGCTTATCGGCTGCAATCATCTTACGGCAAAACTCACGTGAGTTAGCTTTAATCTCACCGCTGTATTTGTAGCGTGTATAGAACTTTACATCATCAATGGTTTCGTCTTGCGTAGACTTCGCATTAGGTCGCGCAGTACCTGTGCTTGTAGCAAAGTTGTGCGCTTCTAAACTTTCATTGTCTGCATCATCCGTATCGTAGTCAACATCGTACTCATCAATCAATACCCAGTCTTCTTGCGGGTCTTCACCTAATGCAATCAATGCATCTGCTACTTTGTTATCATCAAAGTCGGCAGCTACTTTTTTTTTTTCGTCACTCATTATGACTTCTTGCGGCTGCAAGCTACCGGGCAATACATCGGCAAAGATTGCGTCAACCGTTGCAGGTGGTAACGTTGGGAATGCAGCTTGAACAATTGCCTTAGCACTTGTCACAGGAACCGCACCCGCAGCACTTTGCATTACGATGTCAACAAGCGATGTAATCTGCGCACCATTCAAAGCAGTAGCAGCAACATCTGCCGTAGTACCTGTTGCGCTTGCATCGGTTACAACAGATGTTTGTTCTGCTACAAGTGGTGTGTTTGGCACAATCTCAAAAGAAACACCCGGCATTTGATTACTCAATAGTTCGGTAATGCTCTTATCAATTAGCGTTTGATATGGCTCAATGACTTGCTTGTTGAATATCTCAAGTCCTGTGGTCATTTCATCCTTGTTACTTCCGAAGCCTGATGTTTCGCGTATACCGAAAAGAAGTGGCGTAGTAACACGGTGTGCTGTGATTATCTTTTGCGTTGCGGTAGTATCCATCAATTGATACTGCTTGTCCGCATCATTGACAGGGAATGGTGTAATCTCAGTCTTAGGTTGATCACGTTCGTTAAAGAACATTACCACCTTGCCTGCATTACGCGCACCACTCATCTTGTTCTCCCAGTCCATCATCATTTGCTGCTTCTGCTCAGGCGTTGCTTGCCCGTTGTAGAAGTTGATAATGGTTGAAGGGAATAAACCGTTTGAGATTTGGTTAATGTGGAATATAGATATCTGCTTATCTAACTCAATGTAGTTAATCGCACTCCAGTAATCAGGGCGTGGATATACATCGCTACCTGTGTAAGTAAAGCACCAATAGATTTGGCGCGGTTCTTCATTACGTGTAAGGTAATTGTACTTTGGAATGAATTCGGGCGTGTTCTTTTTCTTGCGTGTGTTTGACCAATCGTAGCTGTGGAATATTCCTATCTCACTATCATCATCCTGATTGACCGCAATACGACATTCTTCAAATGGTATCGGGTTTAACTTGCTAATTACTGTGCGATCATTAGACCAAATCACTTCTATAAAGAAACCACCAAACAACTTCAAGTCATGTGCGGCTGCATAGGTCAAAGTGTTTACATCGAGTGCGTCAAGTTCCGCTTGATATTGTTCTGACTTGATACCCTTCCCGGCTATCATATCACCAATGGCTACAACGAGCGAACCGTGTACTGGTGATTCGTGCGCAAGGTCACGGAGGTATTGCGGGAAATCATTTTGGTCACCGTAGTTAACCCAGCCTTTGCGGTCTACTTTTTCAGCATCACTCTTAGCTACATATTCACTAAGCTTCAAGCTAACTATATTCGATTCTTTATGCTCCATAGATAATGTCATTTGATATTACTTCGCTAGGTACATTATAGAACTGCTCGTTATCTGTCAACACAACGTAGCCACGTTGTACAACACCCACAACACTACCAGTCGTAGGGTTAATATTGCTAGAACTATTTTGTCCATATACGACATAGCGATACCGCCCCGCTAAGGTAAGACCTACGGTCGTTACTGTGAGCTGCGTTATACGCACATTTTCCAACACTACGGTTGCAACCTGTGCAAGTTCTTCGCCCGTTGTGCTATTCTCTTCGTGTGTGATTATGATAAGATAATGAGTGAACGCAGTAGCAAAGTACTGGCGTGCCTCATCTAATGAAAGAAATACGGTTTGATTCGCTGTGTTAGTAGTTAGATATATCATGCTTATTGATTTAAAAAGGGGCAGTACAAGCACCGCCCCCTTTACACACAATGAATACAAAAACAACAAGACAAAGTCTTAGTAAGCAGGGCTTACAGTAATACCTGCAAAGTTGTCAAATGGTACAGAGGTATACGGCTCAAGGTGTACAGCAGGTGCGAGTTCTTCAGCAACTGTTGTAACTTGGTAACCCATCAAATCCGCTTTCTGCGCTCCTGATTGTACAGTACCTGCGGTCAACTGTGAGCCTTCGCCCGCACCAACCAACAAGATTTGGTCATCATTAGTACGTACAAAAACAATCATTTTAGCCTTTGCTACGTTCAAGAACTCATTACGCATGTCTTGATTCAACTTACCAAATGTCCATCCAACTTCTTGAGAAAAGTAAAGTGTACCTGTTTCCAAGTTTTTGTTTACTGTCTCAATGTAAGAACCGCTGTTGCGGAATGGAACGTAACGGTAGATAGTAGCCGTAGGCAATCCGTCTACTTCGCCATTAGTACCACCATAAGTGATACCACTCTCGAAGTCTTCGTAGTTAGCAATAAGTACTTCCTTAACCCCGCCGATACCTTCGAGGCATCCGAGGCTGAATCCTGTGGTTAATTCACAAGCCATGTTTTATATAGTTTTAAAAGGGGGCTGTTACACCCCCTTAGTTATTAATTATGCTCCCCAGTAGGTGATGTCTTCACCAACTGCAATCTGTGCTCCGAGGTAGAAACGTGCGCCGTAACGTACGTTCTGTGATCCATCCAAGTTCTGCATGTCCAAGATGAACACTTCGTTCATTTGGTTTTCCTGCCATGTTCCAAGCATCAAGTTGCTAGGCTGTGCGAAGATTATATTGTTTGCAGTCATACCCGGACAAACGTAGATATCGTACATACCTACGAATCGACGGTTAACCTCTGGTCCACCTGTCAAGTACCATCCGTTGCCAGCAGCGATTTGCGCTTGCATGTAAGCTTCCCATGCAGCCTGACCCATGTACAATGCAGGCTTTTCAGCAGCACCCTTCACAGCAGAGTTTGCAGTATTGATGATGTCCCAAATGGTAGCGATAATGTTAGTAGCGTCCAAAGCACCTGAACCCGCAGATACAGCATTTGAACCTGCTGCCTTGATCAAAGTCTCGAAACCATCGTACTGTCCTGCAGTAGCGTTAACACCTGACCACATGACAGTTTCGTTTGCAGCAGCAATACCACCAACCAAACGGCCTATGATAGCGTCTTGGATTTGTGTGTTCACACGGCCTGACATTACATCGGCAGTAGTCCAGTCAATGAAGAAATCTTTCTTACAGATTTGACGCTGTACCTGGAATTCTTCAAGAGTCAAAATGCGCTCAGTCAAAGTGATCGTGCCTGTTGGCGTGAAATCACAAGTGCCTGCGGCAAATGTTACGGTGTCATCAATTTTACGTACTACTGATTTGTAAGGTACGTTTGGCTTCATTGTCACGTACTGTGCAGAAACGTTTGACAAGAGTGCCTTTGCTACGATTTCACCAGCTAATTCACCTGCATAGGTGGTGGTGAGTGAAGTTGTTGTTGGCATTTTTAAATAAAATTATGAGGTGAATTAATTTACTTTTTTGCGCGAATGCTTTCCATAAAGTCGCTGAATGAGTTACCATTCGATGCAACCACAGGAGCGGCATTCTTTTTAAATTCTTGTGACTTTACAGAAGGTACAGCCGGGGCTTTCTTAACTGAAGCAAGTTCAGCTTTTACGGATTCGGCATCCTTCTTAGCGTTTTCAACTGCGGCAGCTAGTTCAGTCTTTTCGACTTCAAGTGCAGCAATACGTTCAGACAATTGACCGATTACGGCAACGAGGTCTTCGCTGCTCATTTCAGTAGATTGTTCTTCGCGCTCGATTTCGGCAATAAGGCCATCTTCGCCTACTACCACTTTAGTTACACCGTCTTCTAGGATGTATTCACCCGCAGGTACAGGAACTGGGTTGCCGTCAGCATCTAGTGTGAAGATGTCAACACCTACAACCCACTCATCAGCTGTTGAGTAGATTTTGGTACCATCAGCAAGCGTGCCCTCTACGGCAAACTTTACTTCGGTAGCTGCTTCAGTTGTTTCTTCTTCAAACTTGATACCCAACGCAGATGGTTCAATGCCGTACTTTGTGAAGACTGCTTTGATTTGATTTTTGATATCTGACATGTTTGGTAATTTTGGTATAGTAGACAAAACGCTGTTTTGTTGCATACGCCAAATTGATTACCTTAGCGACTGTAAAAAATTACATACATTATGACTACCAAACAAACCATGCCCATGGACACTAAGATTAGTGTTAGGCTCAATGAGAAACAACTTAAGGTTGTGCAAAAGGCTGCGAAGGCTCACAAGATGAACCTAGCAGAATATGTTCGTGCGTGTATTCTTTGACCAATAGGTATAATAAGCGAAAAAAAGAAGGCCCTCGTTTGGGCCTTTCTTTTTAATCTTAAATACCTAAATACTTTCGGTTACACTAACCGCTGCTAATATATCAATAAAATGATTCCATACCCGTTTCTAAACTCAACCATTTGCCCGTGCTTTCATTCTTGCCATTAGCAGGTAAGAACTCCATGTAGGCTAGTAGCTTTGCTTCTTCAGTTAATGACGGATTGAATGTGAGTGTGCGGTTGATTATGTTGTACGCATTTTCACCACCCGCTTGAAGATTAAGTGTGCTGTCTTCAGTTGGATTTTGACCGATGTCAATAGTACTACCATACACGTTCATGGTTGTAGGTGTGCTACGTTCACCATTGTACAGTCGATACATCTGCTTGTAGCCTCCATAGGTTTGACCAAAAGAATTGATAAGCACTTTGTAATTAAAAGTGTTTGCATCAATGCCATTGATATATACCGTGCTTTTGACTTGTGTTGGGCTTATGTTTTCAATGTCCATAGCAATTGATGTGATGTGCGTTTCACCCTTAACAGGTACGATAGGAAATACCCAGCGACAATTCCAAATCATTTCCTGTTCAGTCATGTTAGCAAGCTTCAAGAATTCAGCTTTACGCAGTCTACGCTTTGGCGTAATTGCGCCACGACTTGTCCATTTCACAACGGTCTTGCCTGTTGCATCCTTACCTAGTACGCGTGACTTGTATTGCACGCGCACAAGTGGGTCAACCATATCTTCAGCCACACCATTAACCACCGTTTCGTATGGCTCATATGTGAGGTCTATGCGATCAGCATTAAAAAACATATTGCTTTCTACATAGTAAACAGTTTGCCCGGCTACACCACTTGGCGGTTCATGCTTTATCCACTTGCTAGGACAATGCAACTGGTAGCCCTTAGGTGTCATGCCGCCTAATTGAAAGCTCATGTTGTATAGTGCCATGCTTGCATAGTTGAGCGGATACAATCCAAACAGTTGTGTGTTGGTTGTCTTCTCAACCGTGTAAGTTATAACGTTTTTGCCTGTGCTAAAATCATTGTTCTCGTACACGACAAAGCCATTAGTGATGCGCGTGTTTATTTGCCCGTTATAGGCTTCAAATTCGGGCGGTAATCCTAGCACATCAAGTGCCTTTTCTACGTTTATCATATGTGTTATTTATTGGTTGCTTTGCTTAGTAGTTCATCAAGCTCCATCACCAATTCTGCTTCGTAGTTTTTAACACCACTCATGGCTACACCTACCTCGTTAAAGAATCCTTCGATGCTGTAACCTTTTATCTTGCCTTCCTTTACGTCATCCCATACGTGGTCTTCGTCTACATGCGTACCAATAAACCATGTACCATCAGGCAAATCAGGTAAGCCTAGTTCAATGCTCTTATCATTCTTACCTTCTTTCAACCATGACTCAACAACGGTCACACCTGTTACTGGTATCTCATGCTGCAAGTTGGTCGTGTGTTGCAGATTCTTTTTAAAGAACTGATGCGCTAACTGTTGCACGGTCTTCTTTTCAAAGTACACATAGTAGGCTTCGCCCTTATCATCATAGCGAAGTATCTCTTTATCCGGGATGAGTGCAGGGCCGTATAGCATCCTACGTTCCTCATCCACTTTTGCGAGTTGCATCTTGCTTAGTGCAATCCAGTTCTCTTCTATGGCAGGCGCATCGACTAAGCCCATCGCGGTGATACCCAAACGGCCTTCTTCATCAATTACGCATTTTACTACTTTTCTTTTTTCCATTTTTCAAAGTTATTTATATTTGACACGTTTTCATCATAGCATTGTTTTCAATAGGTTTAGTTTCAGAGACCGTCCAAACGTGGGCGGTTTTCTTTTTATCCTATCCTAGATAAGTCTTCAACCTTTACTCTCACTTCTTGTTGACTTGCGACATCACCCGCAAGCACATACGCACGTGGCGTGACTTGTTCAGGTCTATCTTGCAAGAAGGCAGAAGCGAATGGATTAAATTGTGCGGTTTCTGCACCACCACCACCGCCGCCACCATCCAATGAAGGGGGTGGATTTTCACTTGTTGCAGGTGGTGTACCTCCTTGGAATTCTTGCTTTGCAATGGTTGCTACGTTAGCAATACCCGCAGCGATTGCCGAACCCGCAGCAATGAATGGCTGTGCAGGGAAAAGAATTGTTGCAGGGTTAGCGGCTGCACTTGCAAAGATTGCGTTTGCACCCTTATACGTGTCAACCGTGGCCTGTGCTATGCTGATTGCCTTTTGTATTTTAAACGCACGTTTTGCGCTTGCTTCATCTTTCTTAGCTAATGCACCAACAAGCGCACCTATTGAACCTAATGCTTCACTTGTCAATGCAAGCTTTGCATCTTGTACGGCTTTTTCATTCTGTATACGTCTTTCTGCCGATAACTTTTCTTGATCATCTAATGCCTGCTGATAGGCTGCATCAACTTCTACTGTACTTTGACCCGCCTGTATTGCTTTCTCGCGTAGGTCTAAATACTTGTTGTCAATGGCAATTATTTCCTGTTGATCAGCAGTAAGATTTTTAGCATCCTGTTCAGCACGTAGTGCGGTGATGGCTGCATCGTAGTCTTCTTCTGCTTTCTTACGCTTGGCTGCTTCGGCTTCGGCTGCTGCGGTCTTTCTCTTTTCCGCTTCTTCAAACTCTTTTACGTTTTCCTCGTATAGCTGATTGACTAAATCACTTACTTCTTGTTCTGCTTTTAGTCGTTCTTGGGCTTCTTTTTCCGCTGCCGTCTTAGCTTCAGCTGCTGCCTTTTCCGCTGCAGTCTTAGCATCCGATGCTGCCTTTTGTGCTGCTGCTTTGTTCTTTGCGTCACGTGCATTCAACAATCCATCACGTGTATTTTCTAAATCCGTTACTGCTTTTTTCGCTGCTTCTGTTGCTTCTTTAGTTTCCTTTTCTACTTTGGCAGGGTCAAACAATAAGTTTGAAACGGAATCCGTAAGCTTATTTCTAAGATTGCCAACTTTTGCAAAGGTTTCATCAGTAATCAAGCCAGCCTTATTCAAGCCTTCGGTAAGCAAATCAACACCTGCTAAAAGAGCAGTAAGTGGTAACGAAACAAAATTTAAAAGCCCTTCTAAAATTGTCTTGTTTCTTTTAGCCGCATCTATCTGTCCTTGTGCCTGCGCTTCTGTTGTTTCCGCTGTTACTTTTGCTGTAAGTATTGCAAGGTCTAATGCTTCTAACTTTTTTTGCAGTATCTGTTCCTCAGTAAAACCTTGTCTTTTTAGTGATTCCTCCTGCTGACCTATTGCCTCAAATTGCTGTTTCGCCTGTGCAGTTTTTTCTTTTTGTATTTCAAGTTGTTCCTGTTCAGCATCCGTTACACCGTCAACTAAGGTCAATAACTCATCTGCATACACGATAGCAGTGGCAATGGCTGCACCAATTAAGAATATCGGATTTGTAAGTAGTGCCTTGCCAACTGAACCCAGTGCGCTGCCTATGCCTTGAATGCCTTTGGTAATATCCCCCGGCTTTACATCACCAATGTTTTTTGCAAGTAGCTTTGCACCTTCGGCAGCACCTTCAAAGTCAAGACTGGTAATACGTGAGGTAACAAGTCCAAGCGATCCACTAACACGTTCGAACGCACCACCTGCTTGTGTGCCTACTGCTTGCGCTGCATCCTGAATCTTATCTTTAAGTTCACCCGCTGCCGCACTCAGTTCACGATACTTTTCGCTATCGGGTTCTGTGTTGGCTAACTGCGCTTGTAACTCACGTAGCTGTGCCTTAAGTGATTTAGTAGACGTTGCTACTTCTTGTTCAGCAGCTGCTACATTTTCAAATGACTGCGCACCGCTGTTGATTGCAGCATCTGTCGCTTGAATTTGAACAGTTAACTCTTTGAGATTTTGCTCACTTTCGGTAGTGTCAATTACAAACTTCCGTACAATAGGTTCAGCCATTAGTATATAAGATTAGCGATTAGATAAATGAGTAAAAAGAATAAGAACGTGCGCCACGCATAGAGCGTAATAAACCATAACACACGCTGCCACTTTCGTAATGAGTGGTCATGTCGTGGTTGTGACTTAATACCTAGCTGCAAATAGCGCATTGTGTTTTTAATAGTATCCATTATGATATTTTACTTTGTTGATATTGTAGCGAAGCAGTTGTAATGATGTTTACAGGGAATGTACCACCACCGCCTACGTTCAAGAACAGCCTGTGCTTTGCAGGTACTGCCACGTTCACACCCACGGTAAATGTGAATGCGGTTGTGTTGACCGTGTTGAGTGCTGTGATTGCGCTTACTGCCGCAACACCCGCAATCTTAGTCATGGCAAATGAATACTGGCCTGTAGCGTAAGTGCCTGCATTAGTATCCCAAATAGTCACATTCAATAGACATGACCATAGTGTGTCATTAGGTAGCTCGATGTGTTCATTAGTAACACCCTCTATGTAGTAAAAGGCATTGCCCGCTGCGGGGTATGAATCCTTTCTATGCAGTATAACCGTGCCTGATTGCGCCCATCCCTTTTCTACATAAATACTACCATCGCGATAACCACCACCTAAGTGCATACCGGGTAGATTGGTGTAGACGTTTTTGCCAAGTAGGTTGCTACCTTGTACGTTCTTGTACAACTCAAGCGTATTACCAACCGCTAACATGTCACGGTTACCAATCTCAATGGTTACGCTATCACCATTGATTACACTATTGGTGATTGACCTTGTTTGTTGTGCGGTCTTAGTTACACGTGGTGCTGGGTTAGTGGTAGTACCTGCTACGTTTGTATTTGGTCTACCACCGCTCGGAATGGTTGCCCAACAAATTGCCGTGCTTTCGTCCCAATTGTAACCGTAGCGTGTGCAACAATCTTGTGTAGCATCCACAGGATCACCATTGCCATCTACAAAGTTTACTTCGCCGCCAACAGATATGGTTGAGGGCGTTGCGCTACAGTCTTCGACATCTTCAAGAAACTTAATCAGCTTTACCGATGTGCTTTCTTGCATGCCCACCTTATAATCATTAATCTCAAGTATGCGCCAATAACAATTCTCTATCCATATCTTGTCGCTAAATTGAAAAGTAAGTATGTCTTTAAGGTCAAGCGCAAACGAAGCCTCCATGATTCGTGCATCAGGCGAATACAAAGCATTCATGTAGGTACGCCAGTACAGATTAAATAAGTTGTTGTATGGATTTGTTGTGATACCGTATGGTGGTACTTCAGGTGCCCAGTTCAAATCAAAATCATACAAATCAGGATTAATAGCACTGTAATGGTTTAGCAAAGCAATATTAACCTGATTCACAGTTGCACTGCCATCATCGTAAACAAAACTATTAAACGTGCCCGCATAGTATAAACATCGCATGCCCGGATTGACAAACTGCAATTGTTCATTGATGAACATAGGCATTATGATATCTGTGCCGTTAACAGGTGCGCATGGAGTGGATTGCGTTACAAGTTTTATGGATTGATCACCTATGGCAAAGTCACTAGACTCAACATCAGGATTGACCGTGTAACCTACTACTTCATAGTCACCGTACACGCGATTGACGTTTTTATATTGCTTGCTTAATGCATCTTCACCTGCGCTGTACGTAAATTGAAACTTAGCTTTTTGCAAATCAACCGTGCTGCTAATGGTAATGTCTTTTGATGTGTCTAGCTTTGATGTCCAGTCAAGAAGATTGCCACTACCTAGGTAACTATTTTGCGGTACTATCTGCACTCTGTTTGGGCGTGTCCTATCCGATACGATTGCACAGTTGTGCATCTTAAGAACATCGGTTACAAAATCAATCTGCTTAATATCGGGCGCATTAAGGTCAAAGAAGAATGTTTGCCCATACTTTAGTTCTAGGCCTATCAAAGACCACGAACCCACAACGTCGAACATTTGAATACCTATCAACGTATTGAATATTACAAACTGCACCGTGCTTGCTGCATCAATACCAATACGAAATGTGAATATGCGCTCTGAACTATTAGGAAAGTTTTGAAGGATTGTTGCAAAA